CTTCAAGAGGGACCACATGTTGATAAACCTTGATTGGTAAATATCAACGTGTGAACCGCAGTTCACTTGCCTCGGACGATGAAGTCTTCAATGGCTTTAAGTCTAAGGTGTACACTAACCAGGATGGAGTCTGTATGAAGTACTATGATGTACTACGACTTGTCATAGCTTTTACGAGGAGTGTCTGTTTTGACAAGATCATTGATCTTGGCAAGGCAATCATTCGCTCGCTTAAGTAAGACAATAATAGGCGCCCTCCTAAGAGATTAGGAGGGCCTTATTATGGCCGTAGTAGTATCACCTAGTAATTATTCAGATACATACGTTACTGATCACCTGATATCAGGGACCAGTAGATATTGGAAGGAGTACATTACCCGTAAGAAATATGGCTATATTGATACTGAGTTTAAACTCAATCAAAGGATAGGGAACTTGCAGACACTGCCATACGAATTCGTTGACACTTATGTCAAGGAAGGAGTATATCGCAGTAAGCCTACTCGTCCGTACTATCCCATCAATATGCCCCTTAGCGTGGGCGCTCCTGGTAATACAAATTCCAGGTTCGCTTTAGCTGCTGAACATTTCTATCGAAATGCTCGACAGCTTAAAGACATAGACTTAGGTGTAGCACTAGCTGAATCCAAACAAACCGTTGGTTTGATTGTGAATACAGTTGGTACTATAACTCGAGCCTACCGTCAATTACGCAAAGGTCGGATTAATGATGTGTTTAACACACTGGGTCTTAAGAAGAGCTCGCATGTCCCTTATAATCTGCGCGGCTTTGGTGGAAAACGGGTTACCGTTGACCAACATCGTCGTCAGATGCTAAGAGAAAGTAGAACTTCAACACACATGACGGATTTCGCTGCCAGTAAATGGCTCGAATTACGTTATGGGTGGACCCCTCTCCTCTTCGATATGTATGGCGCAGCTGAGTATCTTGACTACTTATATAGTCAAAACTCACCTGATGTGCTCATCCACGGAGTGTACAAATGGGAAGGAGACGTTAAGTCTGCTTCTTCTGCGTATGACGCATCTGGCACATCAATGTGTGTATATCGTTATGACCAATTTTATAATATTACAGACCGAACGGCCTTTAATATGAATAAACTTGGTTTAACGAATCCCGCATTGATTGCCTGGGAACTTGTTCCTTTCAGTTTCGTCGTCGATTGGTTTTTGCCAGTCGGCGATTGGATTGAGAGTTTCACGTCCCTAAATGGTCTTACGCGTGTCGGTGGTTCACGTACACAATTCGAAGTTGTGGAAGGTGAATGTACCATAAATAGTTATGAGTTCATTCACAATGCCGAAACTAAGAAAGTGTATATGAAGCGGGAACATTATCCTGCTCCAGCCATACCTCTTCCACGTTTTGACCTCTTTGAGAGGCTAAACGGTAAAAGGGTAACCGACGCACTAGCCCTCCTTTGGAAGGCTTTTCGGGGTTAGCATATGCTAACTTTTAATCAACGAACTAACTTTTCTCACAAGGAGAAAACGTATGCAATTTGCAAACTTTGACCTGAACGATAGTTCAGCTGCAGCTACCACATTCACCGCAATGATGAAGGATGGGTTGCTCGCGACTTGGAAAGATAAGTCCGAGACAATTCCAGCTCTTCGTCCTGTGATTACGTGTGGTATGCGTCCTGCCAAAGGTAGTTCGCCCCGTAAGATTACCGTTAAGGTAATCCTTCCGTTTTCTCATACACTCGACGGCGTGACTCACACTAGTCAAACTAGTGCGTTTCTCGACGTTGTTGTGCCTGAGTACGCGGATGCTACAAACGTCGCAGATTTGCTTTCGTTTGTAAGTGGAGTCGTCCTTGAGAACCAAATTTCTGGTTCTGTTAAAGACGGTGAATTTCCTGCATAAATAACTAGGAGAATTGTATGTCTAAGACATATAATAGTAAGTATTCTAAGAAACTTACTCAAGCTCTGCTTTCACAGTGGGCTTGTCCAGTAGCTTTCGATGCTCGTTATATTGATATAGTGAAAGGCATGTGTGATGACATTTCGTCAGAATTGTCTAACAATATGCTCTCATGTATCAATAATAACGATTTCGATGGACTACTTAAATTATCCTGTGATCCTAATGATTATAGCAATCATGAAGATTACATCAAGGATAATTTACTAGTTGGTTTCGTCAAGAAATATCCACACTGGGCCACATCTATCGACCCTAAGGTTGAGGCGATGAAAACATTCATTCTCGCAGAGATTGAATGTGATCGAACAAATGTCCGTATATCTTGTTCCCGACGTAATTTTACGGAGGGCGTGGTACCGAATGTCATTTTGACAGCGGCACGCAAAATACAGGATATTCTGGGCAATGTTCCATCTATATCGTCCTTACCCTTAGAGTTCGGCAAGGGTGCATCTTTCTCTGTAAAGGGAAAGACTAGCAGTTATGATCATATAACTGGTGCACTTGATGTGACATCTAAGGCGGCCGATGCAGCAGTTACACTGCTTGCATCAACACCTGGCTGGTTATCCCTTCATGGGATTGACCCCAGTGATACAGCACGTATACGTGACTGTATAACTGTTATACCAGGAAGTCGTCTAGCGTTTGTACCAAAGACTGCCAAGACCGATCGTCCGATTAATATCGAACCCGGTCTAAACAAAGTCCTTCAGAAGGGCTTTGGGACAGTCATTCGTAGACGTATGAAGCGAAAAGGGATTCACTTAAATAGGAATCCTGAGAAACATCAAATACTAGCCCGTAAGGGTAGTATTGATGGATCACTCGCTACTATTGACCTTAGCTCCGCATCGGATACTATTTCATACGAGATAGTTAAGGAACTCTTACCATATCAATGGTTTGATGCACTTAACGACCTTCGTTGTGAACAGTACTCGATCGAGAATAATTGGTATGATTTCCAAAAATTCTCAGCTATGGGCAATGGTTACACGTTCGAATTGGAGAGCTTGTTGTTCTATGCTTTAGCATACGCTTCTTGCAAAGAACTTGAGCTCCCAACTGAACATGTTTCAGTCTACGGTGATGATATAATCGTGCCGAGTGAGGCATATATGCTCTTAACGGACATATTGACTCACTGCGGATTCTCTGTTAATAAGGAAAAGAGCTTTGGCTCTGGTCCATTCAGGGAATCCTGCGGCGGTGATTTTTTCTCCGGATATTCATGTAGAGCTTTCTACGTGAAGGATAGGTTCGATCTACGGACACTTGTCCGCTATCGAAACTATCTGACCCGAACTGGTTTTCGTTTCTATCTTCCTAAAACTTGGAGAATTGTTCGCAATTTAACCAAGAAATACGAAGATATACTCGGAGGACCAGATGACGGCACTGATGATCATATCGTTTTAGACGATGTATCGTTCAGTGGGAGAAAGTTTAATTTTATAACACTTACATTACCGGATAGAAAGCTTCCACGCCGTTGGCATAGCCAACGTGTGTTTTTGCTTTATGAGATCTATAGACGCGAACAACCCATTGACCTATGTCCATGGGATGATCCTTCTATATCATCTCGTTTATCCGATAATCGTAAAAAGTATAAAATTTCACTATCATCACGTTACTAAACGTAACTTAACCTCTTTCTCTCTATGAGAGAAGGACCC